TGAGGTTACTTTTGACCGTGAATCTGGTCACTCTCGTGTGTATCTTCACGGCAACCACATTGCCACCGTTGGTCAAAACTTTGTCACGATTACAGACGGTGGGTATCAATCAAGGACTACAAAGTCCAGACTAAATGCAATCCTTCGTGAGCATTGTGTCGAAGGTGAGACTGTATATCAGAAACGTGGCGAGTGGTTTGTAACTACTTTCCTCGGCAAAGATGACAAGGTTACACACATTCCCTTCTGCGGTTCTTTCACCTTCAAGTGATCATGCAAACAACACAGAACATCTATGGCCGCACAGATCTAGAAGTGGATCTTATGTACAGCTACGCACAAATGACAAGCAAACAACGCGATCTTTACGATCGACTTGGGTTCAACAATCGCTGCACAATTATGAATGCAGGTAATGATCCAAACGGTAATCCACGCCGCGTCTGGGTTATTGCTGCTGAAGATGGGCAGGCAATCTTTGCATACGACGAAGGATATTTAGGTCGCGATTGTGTACCCGGAAGCATACGTCGTGCTTTTGATTATGCAACTCGTTGTGATTGCACGTACTCACAGTATCGAATGTTGTTGAAACTCCCTCACCCTGATTATCTTCCGGAGCAGTATTGATCATGACCTACAAAACTTTGCGCTACGAAGTTGATGGTGTGGTTCACACTTATGAGTGTGGGCCTGATACCTGGCAGTTCAACATGACTCGCAGTGAAGTTGTGCGCTTCTTTCTTAACGAAGCAAGCGATAAGTGTGAGTTCTTTATTCTCGGATGGGATTCTTGATCATGAGTAGTATCGACACCCGCAAACGTGAGCTTCTCGTTTGGCTTCTGGATACATCTAAGAAAGAACCTGCTTTGGTTCCTGCAATTTTCGAAGAATATGTAGATCTAATGGAATCAAATAACAAACTAAATGAACTAGAAGATTTTCTTGTCAACAACTTTTCATCATGACTAACAACACTCCATACGGTTGTCAAACTTACAAAGATCTGCTCAACTTGTTGCTTACGATGTCACCTGAGCAGCTTGATTGCACACCAACAGTGTACTGTCCTGATGCTGATGAGTATTATCCCACCACAACAGTATTAACTGCATCAGATTCGAACCAAGTTCTTGACGAAGACCACCCTTATCTGAGTTTTTGATCATGTCTATTGCACCAACCATCCTGAATCGCACTAAGTGGAGTCACATTCCGATCCTGATTGAGTCAGGTTCACCATCAGATAAGGACTCTATTCTTGACTGGGCCTATAGCTCAGTACCTGCAGAGATTTACTACACCTGGTGTGATCTTGCGGGTCAAAGTTATCGCTATGACGATGACTGGACAGGTGATAACCCTGGCATGTCACATTGCACCAAGGCTGTACACATTCGCAACCGAGGTTTCTGATCATGACTGACAAAGAACGCGACAAACTTATAGACGACTACGCATGGAGGTGTGTAGACGACATGGACATCAAGGATTTGTGTCGAGCAATGGCTGAACAAATCGCAGCCAGCTTTGACACTGAGTCAGATGAATATGTGATCGAGCAAGTTAAAGAGTATTATCCTGATCTTCTTGACAAATCATGACTGAGATCACACTCAAACCCGGCGAGATTGTCGTCGTTAAGTTACCTGACGGTCAGTCAGTTGTTGTAGACAATCGTCTTAAAACAGTGACCGATTTAGAAGTGCTTGACCCTTGTGGTTTCGCCCACGAGTCCATTGAGATCAAACGATGGGAAGACAATCTTCTTGATCCTGATCCCTCTCTTTCTGCTGCTGAACGTAACCCTAACCTTCGTTGATCATGACTGACAAATCTGCACCACTGACTGTCGAAGAGATCAGCAAAGCTGCTGATGAATTCTTTCCACTTTTCAACGTGATTCACTCTCGTATGCCAGAGGGATCGAAGATCGAAGACACTCTCAAAGTTATGGAGAATGTCGCTCGTCTTGCACAACGCAATCGTGCTGAAGATCGTGAGAAGTTTGGCTTCAACAAACTAGGCAAAGGTAACTCAAATGACTGACCTTCCAACTTTCGATGACAGAGAGCTTGAGTTCTTCAGAGAATGTATCTCTGACCGCATTGAATCTCACATGCGTGGTGATTGGGATGCGGTGAAGGAAGACGTCTGTTCTCTACACATTCTCATGGGTAAAGTGATGACCCTAATTGTCCACAACGACGAGGAATCTAATGACGACTTACACGATTGAACGAAAACTTAATCGCGAATGGGATTCTATCTGGCAACCTCTCGAAACCTTTGAAGACAAGGGACTCGCGGAGAAAGAGCTAGATTTTCTCACTTGCAGGTATTATCACCTGTTCAGGATCGTAACTAACGACTGACTTATGGCATTGAATCGCAACGGCAAAATGTACATTCAGCGGCGCTCCTTGTCTCCCACGGGGCGCAAGGTTGTTGAAACTGTCGCAGTATGTCACTCAAATGCTGAGGCTATTCAACTGCTCAAAGAGTTATCTAAAGCTCAACCTAACGCTTCTTTCTACACCAAAACTACACCCTGTAAGAGCTTCAACCATGGCACGATCAAACCCGAAAACTTACAGACTTCCGATGACTCGTGAAGACTGGGAGTGTTACTTAGACACACCGCAAGAAGTAGTCGACCTTATCAACACCGGCTGTCAAAGAGTACTAGCAGTGTCTGATGATCCTGAGTCAGCTCTACGTCGCGTTTATTTAGTTCTGAATGACTTCGTAGAATATGGTCTGAGAGACACAGAGTGTGACCACGTTGCTGTAAAGATCGTTAATAACTACTTCAGAGACCAGCCAGACGTTGATCGTTACTCTGTAGGTTTTGTTTAATCATCATGACGTTTACTAAGCTATTTCTTTTCGCTCTTGCTGTGTTCTTACTCATAGGACCGCAACAAGTATTTGCTGCCTGTATGATTGCTGTTTTTGCAGCCACTCTCAAATGACCAAGAGACCACCGACATTGATCCATCTCAAGAAACAGATCAATGAACTTATCAACACAGAAGGCCCTGATGCGCTGTGTTTCTACTATGTTTCCTGTAACTCTCAATTCATCTCTGACATGACCCTGCACTCCTGGCGCATCAAGGAAAACAACTTCGTGACAACTGACATTTACAAGTCACCACGCTTGCGTCACACTTTCGCTCGTTTCATTGCTCGTCTCTTCCGCATCTGATTATGAAACACGAGAAAACTATAACTCTGACTCTCACAGAGAACGAGTTTCAGGAACTGAAAAACGCTACCGCTGACGCTTGGTTGTACTGGAAAGATCGTGCTGAATCTGCCAGTTACATGAACCAGTCAGGCGCACAACATGTCGAACGCGAACGCAGCCGACTCCACTCCAAATTTGTCCAACTTTATAACAAAACTTTTCTCCCCTGAATCATGCGAAAGATTGAACAACAAGTCTGCGAGGCTATCCGATCAGGTAAGGATTTTAAGGAAGGATCCTCCCGCGTAGAACACATCGAGTTTCTAGAACTTCCTACCCGTGCTTACTACTATCTGCACGACAATAACATCGCTGAGATTCATCACGACTGCATCAAGATCAATCACTGTGGTTACATCACAGCTACCACACGCTCAAGACTGAACGCTCTCTTAATCGAGTTCTGTGGCCCTGGTTATGGCGTATCTATGTCAGGCGGCAGGTTCTTAGTTCGGATGCCTTCTGAGGTCAAAGGCTGTTCATGGTCTTGGCAAGTGATGGAGAGTAATGCCCGGTGGGTTACGATCAAGCGTCCAAACCACACAAGCACACCTAAAACGGAGGAGCTATGAGTAACGTTCACATGGAATACACCGATGCGATTCTATTTATTCTCGACGGTCTTTCTCCCACTGCGAGGATACAGATCAAACAAGATCTGAAACTTAAGTTAGATCGCAGTCACGAACTACAGCCCTCAACCCTACAGGGATTGAAGGCTCTAGAACGTATTATCAAAGCCAGCGATCTCTCACGCCAGATCGAAAGTTGATTTGACGTAGGGAACGCCGCGATAAACCAACACTGTTTCTTTAACCACGGCAGAACGGTTCATCATTTTCTCCAGATTATCTTTAACGGACTGGCGAAATGCGCGACCTTTTGCACGATTCAGGTGGAGGAGCAAGGCTTGATCCATGTCTCTTTCGGTAACTATTGTTACCTTAACAGTTCACCTTATTCTCTGTAGTTCACCTTGTAACAATGGAAAACAATCCTATCACAATTCTCCTGGCGGTTGTCACTGGCTGCGGGGTTGGACTAGTGTCAGTAGTTTTCATGCAACAGCATGTAAACCGTCAGAATATCAAAGAATGTTCTGACACATATTATTGCCTCCCTGCTTACTACTTCAACAAATGAAACTCTCGCGCCTGATGCGTCTGATTGACGATCACAATCTTACAGTTTCTTGTATGCGTCTATTCTTTCTTGTGGCCGAGGAATACCCTACGCCCGTTGATCAAGCTCAGGTGCCTCAGTATTTGTCCACGCTGGCGATGAATAGTTCAACGGTTGCTCGTCACTTCAAACGGCTGGAAAGAGTCGGCTGGCTACGAAAATCTAAGGTCAATCACAAATCCTTTCAAATTGAACTAACTAATTCAGGTCTACAGCTGTGGAAGCAGTTTGAGCACTATGATGACTCGAACAATAACCACAGGAATATAAATAATGATCTTGCCGGATTTCGAAATCGCTCGCTTATGTCTTAACGGTTTGATCTCACCTTTCGACGAGACACTTATCAACCCTGCATCTCTAGACGTTCGCCTTGGTGACAAAGTTCTCTTGGAATCTGAGGAGTCAAGGCAACTTCGTCCGTTTGATATTTCTTGTTACTCAAGAAACAAACCTTTCTTGATTGACCCTGGTGAGTTCATCCTTGCTCACACCAAAGAGACCTTCAATGTCCCTGATGATGTAGCTGGTCAGTTCTGCCTTAAGTCATCTTTAGCTAGAGCTGGTATAGAACATCTGCTCGCCGGGTTCATAGATCCTGGGTTCAACAACAGTGTTCTTACGCTGGAGTTAAAGAACGCCAGGAAGTTTCACCCTGTGATGCTGTGGCCCGGTATGCGTATCGGTCAGATTGTGTGGTCTCGATTGGCTGCTACGCCTGTTAACTCGTACAGAGATACAGGAAGGTACAACGGAGATCGCTCGGTAACCATGTCGAAAGGATTTCTCTGAGGTTCGTGCGAACGACGAGTAAATTCATCAGAGTACACTGAGTTGCTCAAAGTTATCTTTCTCTACTCAGCGAAAATTGAGGGTAAAAGTTGTTTCATATGGAAAAGTTTTACAATTTAGTCTTTTGAGTTTGGTCTCTTGCTATGCAAAACGCTGACACGTCCTGACAAACCCTTGACACTATGCGCTGTGAACTGTAAGATTCACAACGTAGCACCTGCTACAACTACACACCGACACCATCATGACTTTGAACAAACTAGTTAAGCGCGGTCGCGAAGCTGCCACGCTGTGGAAAGAATGCGACGAAGCTCTCGCTGCCTGTAACGAAAGCTTTGGTGAGCCTTACGAAGCAGCTAGAAAAGTTCTGAACGATTCTTTACTTACTTCAATCACTTCCGATGAAGTTGATCTCGATCACCTCAAAGGGGACACAAACCCTCTTAGGTTTGAGGATCTAAAAGTCCTTGTAGTCGTTCGGCCTACGCTGCTTCCTGTCCCTGACAAGAAACTCGAAGAGTTTGAGGCACGCATCGAACGCATGGAGCTTGAGCTTAAGCTCGTCAAGGCCAAGCGGAAAGCTCGTTTAGAAGAACTTCAACTAAAGGGTCACGAGTTTATCGCTGAGAAAGTCACCACTGCATTTCGTACAATCAAATGACAAACAGCCAAGTTTTTATCCTCCACTGCGCAATCTCTGCCGGTGTTCGCCAAAGCATTCAGATTGCTTTCGAAGACTACAAGCTTCCTCCCGATGTTGTAGAGACGTTGAAGGAAGCTAACACTATCTCTATCCGCCCAAACTTATCTCAGGCTCTCAAGAAGAATCTAGATGAGCTGAGGGTCATGCAACGTTTCTTATATGATCGTTTCACTATTCATCACGGCGACGTTCATTTCATTCACCCAGATCACTTTGAAGAGGCGAAAGCCTGCATCGACGAGATCAAGGAACACGCTTCAGTATGCAACGCAAGGATGCAAGAGGCGTGGCCTGAGGAGTTGGCTAAATGGGAGCAAACGATTGTTAGCTTCTTTACGCCACTTTTTCCGGATGAAGATCAACTCAGGCTGGTCAAAGAAGCTTACATGAGGTTCTTTCCCAGGCAGAAAGAGTTTGAAAACCCGATCCGCGTTGATGTTGTCGGACCTTACCCTGCTGTGCTTGAGCGTTGTGATGATCCATCCACGATTGAGCAAGTGATGAGTAACGAAGCAGCCATTAACACTGAGCAAGTGCTTAAGGCTGCTAAAGATGGGGCAATCGATCACAGTCTCGGAAAGGTTGCAGCACTGCTAGATGACCTAGATGCCAGACCAGTGCATAAGGTCACTGGCAGAGTTATCGCTGACAGCAAGAAACAGCGAGGAGCGTGGCGCAAGACTGCGCAAGAAATATCTCTGGCAGCAACACACAATCCGTTGCTCACAGAGATGTCCACGCTGTGCGACGACTTGCTTAGCGTTGCCGAACTTATGAATGACCCCAATTCAGGGAGCGTTCGAACTTCTGCGTTCAAGAGATACACAGATGTTCGCCAGGCTATTGCTGACGAGGCAGCTGCTCTGCTAAAGAAGGCAGGCACCTCTGAGGGTTACGTGGCTCTTCAGAAATCTGTAGCGATGACTGGTTGTTACCACAACCTCGTCACTGACTTAGGTAACTGTTCAACTCTCGAAGAGTTGAACGTTATTCGAGATCAGATCGATACAGAAACTTCTGTATATAAGCATCGCGCTAAGAATCTTGAGAAACTTCTGGCTAAAGCTCAGGAACGAATGGCTGCTGACGTTGCCATTGCTCGATGCGAAGAAGAGCTTAAACAAGTTCTTAACGACTCGAACAAAATCGAAGCCGACTTCTAAACTCAACCAACATCAAAATGAACAACACACTCTTCACTAACTTCCAAAACTTTCGCGCTTCCCTTAACGCTTCTTTTCTGGACCGTAGTGACATCATCGACGGTCTTCTGACTTCGATGATTACTAAGCAGAATGCTTTCCTGTTCGGTCCTCCTGGTACAGGTAAATCTGAGCTAGTTCGTGCTGTAACTTCAGGGTTCAAAGGATCTAAGTTCTTTGGGTATTTACTTAGTCCGACCACAGATCCTTCAGAACTTTATGGTCCTGTCGCCGTAAGCAAACTGCTTAAAGATGAATACACACGTGACGTCTCTGGTTACCTGCCTGATTGCAACGTCGCGTTTCTCGATGAGTTGTTCCGTGGTTCTTCCGCAGTCCTTAACTCTCTCCTGCAAATCCTAAACGAGCGCACATTCAACAACGGCAAGGACTGCTTAGACACTTCGATCAATTCGATTGTTGCCGCTACAAACTCTTTTCCTACAGACGAATCACTTCAAGCATTTACTGATCGCTTCCTGTTCCGACCAACAATCACCAACTTGAAGTCACCAGCACACAAGCGAATGCTTATGCGGTGGGCTGTTAATCAAGACGGCGAACATGCCAGACCCAAAGTTACATCAGATCTGAAATATATCGATCTGGTAAAGCTTCAAGAACAAGCTGCAGAGATCAAAGTCGCTGATGACTTTATCGATCAGTTCAGCGAAGTTCTAGACATGCTTGAGTCACGCGGTATTCATATCTCTGACCGTCGTCGAGTTCAGATTCTTAAATTTATGCGTGGCTGGGCAGTTGTTCAAGGTGAGGAGCAAGTCCACGCATCGATGCTTCATCAAACATTGCGTCACATTCTTTACACATCTCCAGACCAGATCGAAGACATCAACGAAGTTGTTAAGCACGTTGTGCCTACTGCTGAAGAATTTATCACCAGCGTGAAGCGTGCGAATCAGAACCTGATGCGTAAGTTCGAGAACATTCGAGCACAAAACACAGGCACAGCAACCGTCTCTGATCTCAACGAGATGCTTAACGAGATGAATAATCTTCTCAAGGAACTTAAAGTTCTCAGCGTTAAAGCGGAAGAATCTCTCGATGATGGAGCGCTTAAGTTCAGCGCAGCTGCCCGTCTAAAAGCAGTCAAACTAGTCCGAGAATTAGACACCAACGTCAACACTGTTACCACTGCAATCTCTCGTATCAAACCCTGACATGTTTAACAAAGAAGAATCTCTGCGGCTTAATTCCGAGCCGCCCATTGTTCTAAAGGTCAGCGCAATGACTGACTTTCTTTGGCCTTCATTCGTTCGTGAGACAAAACCACGTGTCAAATATCTTGCTGACCGATTTGATATCCGTCAGCTCTCTCGCTTTGCCAAAGAACTATTCGAGTTTCTTTACATGGGCGGAGAAGTTGAGCCGCTGGTTAGTCTCGACGACGCTGAAGAATACTTTCGCGCCAGACAAAACGGTGATGATGCTCAGTATCCAGCAAACTACAAACCTGAAAATGCTCTTTGGCATTTAATTCTTAACGATGTTGTTAACAGTCCTGTTTATCCTGCAATGCAACGCCATTGCTTAGGAGATCAGTTCAACGCTGGAAACAACGCGGTCAATATTCTCAATGAATTAGCCGCAGTCATTCACCAGATGATTGATGAGAACGAAGAGCTATGTCACAAGCTAGGTGAAGATGGTGTAGAGCTTGAGCAAATTCGCGCCCAGTTTGTTCAAGCTATGCAGGAAGGCGACACACAAACTGCCGCAGAGCTGAAAGCTAAGGGTAAGCAACTAGGTGAACGGATCGAAGAGACTCTGATGAACCTACACCAGGGCAAACGTCCTGAGATCGATCACAGTATTGAAGAAGCTCACAACGATGCGGTCGATAAGTCAGATCAGATCTCTAAGGTTGCTGGTTCCCACGCTGGATTTGGTAGCAAAGTCGATGACATCAACGACAAACTCAAGCTTGCTCGCAGACTTAGCTCTTCTAATTCGCTCCAACTATTTATCGATCGTCTCGGAGCAATGAAGGCTGCGTGGACTCAGCGCAAACGAGAGCGTCCCGTCAAAGCTAACTACAACAACATCGTCGGAGCACACTTCTCTGATCAGGTCACGAAAGCTTTCCCTTCTGAAGTTGCTTTGGCTGCCACGGAGGAGGGACGGGCTTTGTTTGCTCTCAAGTATTCGCAGAAAACCATGCTCTGCAAAGATTACGAGGCTAACAGTAAGCACGTTCAGCAAGGACCAGTAGTTATGTACATCGACATTTCAGGCTCGATGCACGGTCGTGACTCCGTCTGGTCTAAGGCGTTGGCTTACTGTGTGTCAGAGGAGTGTGTCAATAACAATCGTGACGTTCACATTAGATTGTTCAACTCCAGCGTCGATAAGACAATCGATATTCACTCTGGTAACAAAGACAACGAAGAACTCCTGGAATTTATGATGCGTTGGCAAACAAACGGTGGTACTTCATTCAACAGTGTCATGGCTGACGCATTCAACCTGAACAAAGAACTTCGTAAGGCAGACATTCTCATCATCACTGACGGTGAGTGCGAAGTAGAGGATCGTATCGTTCGCAAGTTCAACCAGTTCAAAGACGACAACAAGATCGACGTACGAGGTTTCTGCATCGGGCGGAAGTCTGAGTCCTTAAGCAAATTCTGCGACGAGGTAGTGAACGTCAACCCAATAGACGACACTGACACAGCTGATCTATTCCAAAGTGCTATCTCGTAATTCAGTGTATGCTGCTGGTGAATCTGCCGCACCAGCAGTGAACATTCGAGAAGATCTTAAACTGGTGAAAGCTATCGAGAGAAAGTATCGGGACTATTCAAGCGATGCAGACCTTAAAGCTTGGTTGACTTTGTGTTTATTGAATCAAGAATATGACGTTATAAGTATGACTTTCACTAACAAAATAGTTACCTTTGTGTATGACTCTCAGCTTTTTAACATAGTTAACTTAGATCCAAGAGGCAGGGCCAAGAAAGATCGCACCATTCTTTTGTCGGGACACCTTCAAAATAATTTTGGGGTGACTACCCTCTCAGAGCTACGTAAAGACACTGTGTGCGATGAGTGCGATATATGCTCTTTAGTAGACGATATTCAAAGTGACATACTATCCAGTCGAAGTATTGACGATGCAAGAGACATCAATAAAGTGATGATCAGTTGACTCACTCAAATGCAACTGCTGTTCAATGTTGGCGGCGTTGAAATCAAACAATCTGACGCTGAAGCGCTCATGTCTATGAGCGACACCGCAACCATCAACCTGGATCTGACTACCTACCTAACCAAAGATCAACTCAACGCTAAAAAACTGTTTGAACTTAGTGTTGAGAAGGAGCGTCCGGAACTCGCCACGCTCGCAGCAAAGATCGCTATCGGTGGTCCGATCAAGCCGAAAAAGCGTGAGCGTCAGAAAGGTTTCCGTAGACTGCACCAGGTTGTAGCAGCGGACGTAGATATCAACAGCTGCTTGGATACCCTGATGACCAATAAGAAACTATCTTCTGTTGGCGCAGCAATGATCCTAGAAACTGTCAACAAAGAGAAATCAATGACTCTTCGTGACATTGCTTACAACCAGGTAAACACCGCTTGGGATAAGGGTCTTCCCGAAAGTTGTTCAATCTTCCGGGGTTTTGAGGACAACGGTGAGGAGATGTCTCCGATTATCGCCAAACCGGCGAAAGGTGCGGTCACTTACCACAGCAGCTCTGTCTACAACGCTTTACGCGAGGGTCTGAAGTACCTCGTACAGCAGGGCATGGCTAAAGCAATCGCTAAAACCAGCTGGGGCTCTGACGACAAAAAGCTGAGCGGGAGTGAGACACTTCTTCGTCGTACCGTCTACGAGGTTCAACTGACTGATAAAGGTAAAGATCTGGCAGGGACTTGGGGAGACATCGACGACTTTATTTTTAATTTCTGGAACGAACGCAGCTTCTAAAACAAGGCTAAGATCCGAGGGCTGCAAATGAAGCAGCCCTTTTTTAATGCCATGAAACTGCGC